AGTAAGACTTGACCTTATAATAAGATCATCGAAAAGCAGAGCTGATACCTCAAACATCTTAAAAGCCATTGAAGACGGCATGAATGAAATTGTGTATATCGATGACAAACAGATAAAAGAAATTCACATCTTGCGTGTCGAAGGAGACGGTGAAGGAGTGGACGTTACCGTTTCCTTGTTAAAACAAAACGATAGATGAGATAATATTATGCCAAGAATACCAGGCGAGCAATTTATGAAACAAAGAAAGAAGAACTCAGATAAGATATATAATAAAAGCAGACCAGAGAGAGACAGGCTGTATTACTCAAGGCAATGGAAGCAGATATCGATGTTATATCGAAAGCAGCATCCGCTATGTGAGGAATGCGAGCGCAATGGACGGATAACACCGGCGGACTTGGTAGACCATATCATAGCTGTGAGTGATGGTGGGAGCATGTGGTCATGGGATAATTTGCAAAGTTTGTGTATTAGTTGTCATAATAAGAAGCATAGCGAAGGGTAGGGGTATGCAATTCTCTACAACTGACGCGCCGAACTAACGGCGCCGACCTTCGCGCAAGTTTTCGCAAAATTAAAAAGGGGTGGTGTCAATGGGGAGAGGTAGAAAACCCAAACCGACAGCCATAAAGATCCTCGAGGGTAATCCTGGCAAACGACCACTAAACGATTTAGAGCCACAACCCAACAGTGAATGCCCCGAATGTCCGGACTGGCTAACAGATGAAGCCAAAGAAGAATGGCACAGAATAGCACCTGAACTTCATAGAATTGGTGTTTTGACTTATATAGACATGGCTGCATTGGCTGGGTATTGTGAGTCTTTCGCTCAGTGGCGTAGGGCCGTTGAATATCTAAAAGAAAACGGTGATATGCTTGTAATGTATAATGAGGATGGGTCTATAAAATATAAACAGCAAGCACCACATGTGGCTATAGCCAGCAATGCACTAAAGCACATGCGGGCTTTTGCTTCGGAATTTGGCTTGACTCCTTCATCTCGTAGCAAGTTGAGCGTTAAGCCACAGGCTGATAAAACCGAGCTCGAAGAACTATTACAGGGGTAGGTGTAGATAGTGCCGTTCGATAAACAAAAGGCCGACCGGGTTATTAAATTTGTCGAGTCGTTGCATCATGTTAAGGGCAAGTGGGCCGGGCAACGGCTCATATTGGAGCCGTGGCAAAAAGACAAGCTGTTAAGGCCACTTTTTGGGACGGTAAACCCGGACGGCACAAGGCAATACAGAACTGCATTTATAGCCATACCAAGAAAAAATGGTAAGTCGATTTTAGCAGCCACTTTGGCCTTATATGCGCTTTTTGCTGATGGTGAATATGGTGCAGAGGTCTATTCGGCAGCAGCGGACAGGGAACAAGCCAGCCTCGTGTTTAACATGGCAGCTCAAATGATTAAGATGTCGCCGGAGTTGAGCTCGCGATGTAAGGTTATCGACTCTCAAAAGAGAATAGTTTATTACGAAAAGAACTCTTTTTACCATGCCATTTCGGCTGAAGCATATTCAAAACACGGCTATTCGCCCACCTTTGTAATCTATGACGAGCTTCACTGCGCCCCTAACCGTGACTTATGGGACACATTAGCCTCCGGTATGGGCGCACGCACTCAGCCGATGATGCTTGCTATTACGACTGCAGGATATAACAAAAACTCGATTTGCTGGGAAATTTGGGACTACGCTCGCAAAGTTAGGGATGGGCTTATAGAAGATCCTACATTTTTCCAGTTGATCTATGAAGCTGATGAAAATGACCCGTGGGATGATGAGGAAGTATGGAAAAGGATAAACCCAAACTATGGAGTGTCAATACAGCCGCAGTTTTTACAGCAGGAATGTAAGCGAGCGATGGAAATTCCGGCATACCAAAACACCTTTAGGCGCCTATATCTCAATCAATGGACGTCCCAGGAGACTCGGTGGCTTGATATGGAAAAATGGGACGCATGTAGTGGGGAACCGATAATACCAGAGGGTGCTCCGTGCTATTTGGGATTAGACTTGTCAAGCACAGTAGATATCACAAGTGCATCGCTCTTTTGCCCAGAAACTGGGGCTGTCCTCAACTGGTCATGGATCCCCCGCGAGAATATGATAGCGAGGGAGCGGCGTGATAGAGTCCCGTTTTCGCAATGGGAGCGTCAAGGGTGGATCACGGCCACGCCGGGGAACGCGATCGATTATAGTTTCATCCGAAAGAGGATAAACGACATTAAAGAAGAATATCCGGGCCTCCAAGCCATAGGATATGATCCGTGGAACGCCACACAACTGGCCATACAACTTGAGCAAGAGGACGGCATGGTTGTTATACCGATCAGACAAGGGTTTCAGACGCTATCACCGGCATGTAAGGAGCTTGAACGTAGGGTGCTCGAGGGGTCTTTATGCCATGGAGGCAACCCAGTTTTGCGTTGGTCGACAGATAATGTCGTTATAATGCCAGACGCAAACGACAATATCCGACCAGTCAAAAACAAGGCCACAGATAGAATAGACCCGACGGTGAGTTTAATAATAGCAATTGCAGCGTGGCAGCAATCAGAAAGTCCAGAAGAGTCAGTATATGAAACAAGGGGTATAATAGCCCTGTAAGGAGGTGTTCGAGTGCAGGTGTGGGAGCGAATCAAAAAGCGGATAAACACATTGCGCGGCAAACGCGCCTCTCCGCAGGGCAGCCTGGCCAATCCGCCACAATGGCTTTCTAATTTTCTTAGTGGAGGAAACTTGTCGGCATCGGGGCTGCACATTACGGAAGATGACATGCTTAGAGTCTCAGCTGTATATGCATGTATCAATCTCATTTCCAACACGCTTGCATCGCTTCCTTTACCAACATACAGAAGGAAAGATCCTCGTGGAAAGGAACGTGCGAGGGATCATTATTTATACGACATACTCCAGTATGAGCCGAATCCGGAAATGACCGGCTTCGACTTTAGGAAAACAATGCAAGGCCAGTTGGAATTATTTGGCAATGCTTATGCGAATATTGTGTATGATGGAGCCGGCCGCGTGAAAGAATTATGGCCCATACCATCGGTCTACGTTAGGCCGCGCCGCAACGCCAGCAAGCAGTTGCTTGTGTATGATGTGTTTGTGCCTGACGATACGCCAAGAACGCTGTTATCATATGAGATGTTTCACCTTCGCGGGTTTGGTGATGGCCTGTTTGGTTATCCTCCGCTCCAATATGCGCGTGAGATCGCAGCTCTTGCTCTCGCCGCCGAGGAGTATGGCTCAGAGTTCTTTGCTCATGGCGCAGTTGCATCAGGAATTGTCGAACTCCCAGGCAAATTATCAGAGCAGGCGTTGAAAAATTTTCAGGAATCGTTCAGAGAGAAATATGAAGGACTTGGCAATCGTCATAGGATCCTTTTCCTTGAGCAGGGCTTAAAATTTCATCAGACCACGATACAAAATGACAACGCACAGTTCCTTGAGACTCGTAAATATCAAGTAGAAGAGGTCGCTCGCTTCTTCGGTGTGCCACCTCATAAAATTGCTTCATTAGATAGAAGCACTTTCTCCAATATCGAACATCAGTCAATTGAGTTTGTCCAGGACTGCATACGGCCTCGTGCGGTCAACTGGGAGCAGCAGATACGCCGGCAGCTGCTTGGCCCAGAAGGTAAAAAGCGATATTATGTCGAGCATGTGCTCGACGGCCTTTTACGGGGCGATGTCCAGAGTCGTGCGCAGTATTACCGAATCGGTCGCAACGACGGATGGCTTAGCGCAAATGATATTCGAGAGCTTGAGAACATGAACCCAATACCAGAAGAAGAAGGCGGTGACGCCTATCTTATAAACGGCAATATGATGCCGATCACTTCAGCAGCACCGGTAGGAAGGGGGGTAGATGAAGAGAATGGGCAAAGAGAAGATGGAGCGTAGATACACAAACACCACGATAGAACTCCGCGACATCGACGCCGAACCTATAGTCTCCGGCTACGCTGCCCGGTTTAACGAGCAGTCTGAGGTCTTGTGGGGTTTTAGAGAGGTTATCCTTCCCGGTGCGTTTAAGGATGCCCTCGAAGCCCCGGACATAAGAGCACTGTTTAACCACGACCCGTCCCAGATCGTAGCACGAACGAAGAATAACACCTTGCGCGTATGGGAGGACGAAAAGGGCCTCCGATATGAGTTTAGACCGAACATGAAGACCGCAGCAGGACGAGATCTCGTAGAGCTCCTCAGGCGCGGCGACGTCGACCAGTCGTCTTTCGCGTTTTCGATGGAAGGCGGCATTGAAGAATGGGACGATACGGGTGAGATACCAATTCGAAAGCTTGTCAAAATACCGAGGCTCTATGATGTATCGCCCGTCACATATCCGGCCTATCCGTCAACGTCAGCCGGCGTTAGAAGCGCTAAAGAGGTGTTTGAGGAACATTTTGGGAGCATAGAAAAAAAAGGTGTGGATCCTGGCGATGTATCGAGCAAGCTCGCCCCCGAAGCCGAACCTTGGGAAGCACCGAGCTTAGAAGATTTCACCGACGAACAGTGGGGCGACTTGAGCGATGCAGAGAAAAGACGAATTGCCAAACATTTCGCGTGGGCCGCAACCATGCCGCCAGAAGCTTATGGCGACTTGAAATTTCCACACCACAGGCCAAGTGATGGGGCTGTGGTATGGCGGGCCGTATCAAACGCAGCGGCGAGGTTGCCACAGGCCAACCTACCAAACGCCGACATTGACAAGGTGCGCACACACCTCGGCAGGCATTACAGGCAATTCGACAAGACTCCACCGTGGGAAGAAGACTCAGCAAGACAAATAAGACTTAAAATGCTTCGCCGTAAGGCGGAACTTCTATTCATGAAGGAGGTAATATGATGGCAGACGTAAAAGAATTATTGGAGAAAAGAGCTAATATTTGGGAACAGGCTAAAGCTTTAATAGATAAAGCAGAAGCCGAAGGTCGAGACTTTAGTGCCGAAGAGAAGTCTCAGTATGACAAAATGATGGGCGAAATGGACGAGCTCGCAAAAAGGGCCAAGCGCCTCGAAGAGAAACAGCGTATTGAGGCGCAGATGGACGCTCCAGTGAACGAGCCTATCAAGGTGAACCCCGCGTCGGGCAAAGACGTGAAGCGCCAAGCGGATCTTATGCCCGAGTTTAGAGCGTTCATTAAAAGCGGGGTTATAGGCCCTGAGTTGCGCCAACTTCAGGCCGACGTAGACGAAAAAGGAGGCTTCTTGCTTCCTCCTGAGCAGTTTGTCGCAGACCTAATCAAGGAACTCGACAATAAAGTTTTCATTAGGGGCCTCGCCACGGTTATACCCGTTACTACGTCGGATAGCTTGGGTGCTCCCACCCTTGAGGCAGATGTATCGGACCCCGACTGGACGACAGAAATAGAAAGCGTCGACGAAGATACCGCCATGGCGTTCGGTAAGCGGGCCCTCACTCCCCATCAACTGACCAAGCTGGTAAAAGTGAGCATGAAGCTTTTGCGAACATCAGCTATTCCAGTCGAGGGCCTCGTAAGAGAGCGCTTAGCGTTCAAGTTTGCGGCGGCGCAGGAGAACACTTTCCTTAATGGCGATGGGAACAGCAAGCCCCTCGGTGTGTTTTACGCAAGCGCAAACGGAATAAGCACCGCCAGGGACGTAAGCACCGGAAACACTACGTCGGCTATCGCTGCGGACAACCTGTTCGAGGTGAAATACGCTCTTAAAGAGCAGTATCGTGGTGGAGCGCAGTGGATATTCCATCGCGACGCAGTAAAGATGATAGCCAAACTCAAGGACGGCGAGGGACAGTATCTGTGGAGGCCGGGCCTTGCGGCCGGTCAGCCAGATACCCTTCTTAACTTGCCCATCAATGAGTCCGAGTATGCACCGAACACCTTCACCACCGGGAAATATGTGGGGATCCTCGGCAATTTCCGGTATTACTGGATCGCTGAGATGTTTGGAATGGAGATCCAGCGACTAAACGAGCTCTTTGCGCAGACGAACCAGATCGGGTTTATTGGCCGTATGTGGTGTGATGGTGCTCCCGTGCTCGAGTCAGCCTTTGCCCGTGTCAAACTGGCGTAGGGGTGATATTGATGCATGAGCTGAGCAAGAATATCAAGTTAATACTTGCGAAACCGGCACAGGCCGCAGGAATGGATGCAGTCCCATCTGATGTTATTGACATGCAGGGTTTCGAGGGTGTTCTATTCATCACTCGGTTTGGAACTGCAAATGATGGTAACTTCATCAAAGTGCAGCAAGGCAACTTGTCGGATCTTTCTGACGCCGTAGATCTGAAGGGCACTAAGGTTGTGAGTGGCACAGACCCCAGTAATGAGGTTTGCGCTATCGATATCTACAAGCCTACCAAGAGATATTTAAGGCTATATGCGACGCGCGGGACATCGAGCACGCTTGGTGATACTTATGCAATCCAATACCAAGCTCGAAAGGCTCCACCCGTGTCGGCACTTTCTGGAACGTTAGTAATTGAAACGCACGTCAGCCCCGAGGAGGGCACTGCGTAGTGTAGCTGAAGGGGGCCGGCTTAGTCCGACCCCCTATCAAAGAAAGGGGGAAATACAATGGCAAATGTAAAAAACTATAAAGAGCAAGGCGGAGAAGTTCAAGTCATAGAAGGCGAGTTGAGAATATCCGGTGGCAAGATTACAGCCAACGGAACACAGGCCGCTCATATCCCAGATGCCGCTTCTGGAACAGAGGTAACAACGATAAATGCAATTCTCAAAGCCCTTGAAGATGTCGGTATTCTCGCTAGTTCGTAGGCGGTGAGGTGAAATGCACGTTATAAAGCATGTCGTAAACGTTACCACTGCCGCCGACGGGACTGCTGTAGCGTATACAGCCGAGCCGCTCAATGGGCCGATATTGAAGATCATATACACGAAGCCGACAAGCGGCGGTTTTGCCACAGGGGTGGACTTCAATATCACGACGGAGGACACAGGACAAACTGTTTGGCAACAAAACGACGTTAACGCTTCTAAGACGGTTGCTCCTGTAGAAAAGAAGCAAGACACCGCCGGAGTCGATACTACCTTCTTTGATTCGATATATGCAGCTAACGAGCGGATAAAGATCAGCATTTCTAACGGTGGCAGTGGCGCAACTGGACAATTTGTGATACTGGAGGGCTGACAATGCGGATACGGATGATCAAAACAGCCGCAGGCCCCGACGGAGTATGGATAGCAGGCAGGGTTTACACCATACCCGATATACTTGCCAAGCAATATATTATAGCTGGTGCTGCCATATCTCTTGAGCCGGCGACAATAGAGACAGAGGCCATAGAGCCGCAAGAGCGGGCCGTCTTACCTCGAGGCAGAGCAAAGGAGCGCAAGGGGCACGTAAGTAGGGGGTGATGTTGTGTATGTCGAGGTAGGCGCACCGATAGCAGATCTCGTAACACTCCAAGAAGCGAAGTCACACCTCCGGATCGTCGACACCATCTCAACCGAGGTTGAACCAGAAGACCCAGAGAATGAGCCGACGATAGTCACATCACATCCTGACGACGACTACATTAAGAGCCTGATCACCACCGCGGTTGAATGGGGTGAGGCGTTTCAGAACCGCTCATGGATCACGCGAACCATTACGGTGTATCTCGATGAATGGCCAGACGTGCCGTTTTACTTGCCAATGCCCCCAATTAGAAGTATCACCTCCATATCCTACTTTGCGCCAGACAACACAGAGACAACTCTTGACCCGTCCACTTACTGGCTCGCTCCAGATGGTGCCCTTTGCCTCGCAGAAGGCAAAACGTGGCCAGCCGACGCGCTGAGATCGACCATGGGGGTAAAAATAGTCTATAAGGCCGGCTATGGAGACACGCCAAGCGCTGTGCCCAAGAGATGTAAACAGGCAGTGCTCTTAATGGTGGGTCACTGGTATGAAAACAGGGAAAACGTAATAGTCGATGCCACGGCCAACCAGGTGCCGGATGCGGCAGAAATGCTGTTATACCAAGAGCGGAGAGTGCCAATATGACACAAATAGGCGAGCTGAGGGATCAGATATTCATTATTCGCAAGACCAAAACTACTGATGATATGGGTGGATGGACTTTCACCGAGAAAACAATTGCCACTCTATGGGCACAGGTGGAAGCTCCGAAGTCAAAGACCGGTATCATCGCACAAAAAGACACGGAGATAAGGACACATCAAATAACGATACGATATCACGATGGGATAATGATAGGCGATATCGTATCGTTTTTTGGGACGAGGCTTGTTGTTAAGGCTATACGCCACGATCGGCTACGTCGTTGGATGTATCTCGACTGTGAGCCGGAGGTGGTGTGAGTGCGGCTATATACGAGGCTTGAAGGCTTAGACGACGTCCTAAAAGAGCTTAGAGAAGTTGAGAAAGAAGCAAAACATGAAGTGGTAAACGTTCTGCGCGAAGAAACGTGGAAGGTCGTAGAAGACGCCAAAGGTCGTGCCCCAAAGGATACTGGCGCTATGGCGAGAGGAATTAGACGATCCGTGTCGGCCAAGAAGCTGACGGCCACTATTTCGGCAGGCGGCAAGGTGGGCGGAGTCGATACGTATTACGCGCAATTCGTTGAGTTCGGCACCAAAAATATGCCGGCGCAGCCTTTCTTTTTCCCAGCCTGCCGCGCTCACGAAGAGGAAATTGGCAGGGCGCTCTCCGATGCACTGGCTAAACTGGTCGAGGGGGGCGGGAGATAATGAGCCACCTGTCGGTATCTCAAGAGATATATGCGACGCTTTATAATGCGCTTCAGGCGATACCGAACCCGAAGGTAACTGGCGTGTTCGACAAAGTGCCCCTCGAGCAGGAGGGGCCATATATAGTGATCGGGCAGCTACAGAGCCTCGAAGGCCGGCTTCTGAGCGATGTAGAGCGTGCGTGGAACGTCGACATCCACATATGGAGCAGCTACCAGGGCCGCAAAGAGGTCGTCGGAATAGCGGATGCGATACGCAGTGCGCTGCCAGAAAAGTGGTTCTTCGAGGAACTGATAGTGATTGAGGACCCGTCGGGATGGTTTCACGGGATCTTAACCATCCGGGGGTATGACAGATAAAAATAAAGGGAGGGCAAAAATATGGGAGCAACAGCAAGTAAGGTATCTGTTGTTAAACTTAGCGTGAGCGGAACGCCGACAGCGATAGGCGAGGTAAGAAGCTTCAGCATCGAAACAGCATTAGGGACCATTGATGTGTCCACGCTCGCAACTGATTGGAAAAAATATCTTGTAGGGCAAGCTGGCTGGTCTGGGTCGCTTGAGTTATTTTACGATCCGACCGACTCTGCGCAATCTGCTCTTGTAAGTAACGCAATGGCCGGGACGCTATGCACATTAACCATACAGCCATTAGGCGCTGGTTCTGGGAAGCCACAACTGGCAGGCAGCTGTTACATAACTGGTATGACGATCTCGGGGGCTACGGAAGACGCCGTTGGCTTGAGTATCACATTCCAAGGCACGGATCCGCTTGCGCTGTCAAACCAGTCGTAAGGGTGAGGTGATATAAATGGTGGCATTCGTATCGAAACGTGCGATTGTACATTTAGATGTAGAAGGCGTCCCAACCCAGCTTGGCGAGGTGCGGTCGTTTAATATCGAAACCACGCTCGGCACCATTGATGTATCAACAATCGCATCCGACTGGAAGAAGTACCTTGTGGGTCAGGCAGGATGGACAGGCACAATGGAGCTTTTTTACGATCCGGCGGACGAAGCGCAAGAAGATTTGGCGACCAAAGCGCTGGCGGGGACCATGTGCAGCTTCACGTTTCTGCCGTTTGATGCAAATGAGCGCTATAGGCTGTGGCTCGGTGGCGCGACTGGTGGCTCTTTCACACTCGGCAACGGTGAAACAATAGAAACCACCGCACTTGCCTATAACGCCACCGCCGCGCAAATAGCAGAGGCACTTAACACGGCCTATACACTTACCGGGGTAACCGTTGTGCCGGATATAGGCAATGCCTGGGTGATCGAATTTCCGTTAGACGTAGAGGCCAACTTGCAGATCACAAACAATAGCCTTACTGGCACCACGGGCACTCCATCTTGTGCGCTGATAACCGAACGATATGAGGGCGACGGATATATTACATCGTGGACCGTGTCCGGCGCGACAGAGGATGCAGTTGGCTTGTCCATATCAGTGCAGGGCAACGAAGCATTGACGCTTAACGCTTAGGAGGGATAGCATGAAGATAAACGGAAAGGATATGGAACTGAAATATACTGTCAATTCGATAAGGGCGTTGATCCGCGAGACCGGCAAAACGCCTGCCCAGATCATGGGTGGTGGCTTCGACCCGACAGACTTTGATCTTGGCGTTAAACTTATATGGGCCGGACTGTTATGGAGCAACCCAAAGCTGACCGTGGACATCGTTGGCAATTGGCTTGATGCCGAAGGCGGGACCTACAGCGAAGCGATAATGGAGGCTACCAAGGCCCTCGTAGCGGCGTTCGAGAGACAGTTCGGCACGGCTGCCGGCAAGGATGACGAAGCAAAAAACTGACAGTGGGGGACTGGGAGCGTGCATATAAAGAGATTGCGCTTGCGGCACTCGGCCCCCTGCGCCTTACTCACAAGGATTTATGGGAGCTTACATGGGGAGAAATTGACGACCTCGTTTACGCCTACAAATACAGAGAATACTTAGAATCATTGAAGCGCGCACAGCATGCAGTATGGCTTATGAACGCAAGTGGAAACCTGAGACATCCGGTAAGAGTAGAAGACCTTGTGGGCTATTGGGCAGACGGCGAAATCATGGGTAAAAACGAGTATTTTCAGTATTGTAAGGATAAGATAAAGCGCAAGAAGCAGCAACAGGAGGGCGGTGAGTCGAATGGCTAAAAAGAAATTGACATATGTCTTCGGTGCGGACCTGAGCGAACTCGAGCGGGCGTGGAAGCGTATTGATCGTAGCATGAACAAGCTGAGCGCGCAATTCAAGAAGGTCGGCAGCACGATGAACAAGATT